CAAGTCCACGGTCGCCGCGCCCGCCTGGTAGCGCTCCAACTCCCGCGAGCGTCCACGGCGCACCGTGACGGAGCGCACGTCCTCGGTTACGTCCTCAAGGATGTCGCCCGCCAACTTGAAGGCGGTGCCGTTGAGTTCGCCCTTGGTGGGGTCGTCAAGGGTAAAGAAGTCACCGACGCCACCAGCGGCCAAGTCAAACGCGATGCGTACCCGCGTGTCAGGCCGTGGCATAGACCCGGCCATTTCTGCGCTCGTAAGCCTTGATGGCGTCCACCACCTGGCGGCCAACCTCGGCACCGTCCGTGCCCATGCCAGCGTTCACGTTGATGGTGATGTTGCCACCGCTGAGGCCGCCAACAGGGCTAGCGCCAGGCGCACGATCCAGCGGGATCAGGGCTTCCGGCCCAGCCTCACCGATTAGCGAGAATGTCGGGCGCGTGACGATAGCGCCGGATGCGCCAGCAAATTCAGGCCCTGGCCCCGGTGTAGCCGGGTTGGGTGCAGCAATAGTCGTCACAACCCGAGTAACTTGCTCGTTGATTTTCTTGGTGACCCGTACCTCAATCTCGGCTTGACGTGCAGACTCACGCGCCAACTTGTTCATCAAGTTCATAAGCGCCGTGTGGCCAGGGCCGCCCTTCTTGAAGTTGTCGCGCACACCCTCATAGGTGCGTTGCGCGAAGCGCACACCCTCGCCGTACCATTTCTCAGCAGCCAGCGCGCCAACATTGTCCGACACAAACGTCACTGCAGCCAAGACCTTGTTGAAGTTGTCAATAATGGTTGCACTGTTTGCACCCAGCAACTCATCAGCCAAAGCAGATCCGCGCTCTGCCGACATGCTGGCTACGGCCTCAAAGGCCTCTCGGCTGAGGTTCGTCTTGAGTAGCGCCTGCAACTTGTCGCCAAACGAGATGACCTTGCCCGCTTGGTCGGCGATGGCGGTGGTGATTGAGGTGCCGCCTTCCTTGGCAGCATCCACCGCAGCACCGAAGTTCAAACCACCTTGCAAACCCTGCGACAAACCGTCAGCGAAGTCTCCTGCCTCCTCAGCGGCCTCAAGGAACTTGTCCTTGTAGCCCTGCACTGTGTCGTCAATGAGTCCTTGGGTGTAGGACATGGCCTGCTCAACAATGCGCTCGTATTCATCCATCGCGTTGTTGGCAGTGCCACCGCTGCCAAAGCTTCTATCAACGGCGGTGCCTGCGTTGCGGGCATCGCGGGCGGCCTTGTTGTAGGCCGCTGCTAGATCGAAGTAAGCCTTGCGGTCGTTGGTGGCGTTGTAGGCAGCAGCGCGTGCCGCCTCAGCTGCTGCGGCTGAATCTATGGCCAACTGCTGAGCCGCGACAGCGGCATCATTCATGCCGCCAGCCATAACCTTGAGGCCACCCGTAGCGGCGTCATAGGCGTACACCGATTCCATGGCGCTAGAGCCAGATGCGTCCGTGCCACGCGCAGCGGCGAAGGCGGCGTCACGAGCGATGTTATGTTCATTGCTGGCGTCGCTAATCGCATTTCCGTATTCATCGACTAGCCTTCTAGCCCGCGTTATGGCTCCGGCGTACTTGCTGTTCGCGTCCTGGTTTCTCTTAGTTTCCGAGGCGACTTTCTCAAGGCGTCGCTGCAAATCACGGAAATCACTTGTGCTGCCGGTAACGCCCTTGATGAGATCGTCAAGGCCAATCCCCATCTCGCGCAGGAGTTCCTTGTCCCGCTCACTCAAGTTGAGGCGCAAATCCTTTTCAACAAGTGCCTGTGAAAGTTCGGTGGCCTTGCCAGTCGTTTGGTCAAGCGAGGCTTGAAGTTCCTGCAGCTCAGCACGTGTCTCTTTGCTGCGGCCCATGAAAAAGCCCAAGGCCGTGCTAATCGCCACAATCGCAATTCCAATAGGGCCAAGGGAAGCAATCATGCCCTTGATGGCGCCGCCAATGGTGCGGAAAGCAGTGACCATTGTGGCGGCCATGACCTTAGAACCAGCGGCAACGGCGCCCATCTGCGTTTGCGCGCCGATCATGGCGACCTTCATGTTCATCGACATAGTGGATGCGCCCGCAGAAACTGTGCGGAACGCACCCAACATCCTTGCCTTGAAGGCGAGCATGGCTGGTGCATAGGAAGCGAACATCGCCAGCACCTTGCCGCCGATAAACAGCAGCGGGCCGATGGCGGCAACGATGGCACCGAAGCCGACCACCAAAGTCTTGACCGGCCCCGGCAAAGCACCCAGACCGTTGGCAAGGCCGCTGATGAATCCAGCCACCTTGCTAATCACGGGCGCCAAGGTGTCGCCGAAAGTAATCATGGTGGCTTGCAGCGATTGAATGGCTTGCCGGAACTTGAAGCCGGCGGTCTCCGATGCTGCACCGAAGGCCTCATCGGTGATACCCGCTGAATCTGCGACCGTGCCGAAGGTGCCATCAAGTGCGTCTGCGTCAGCATTGAGAATCTGCAGCGCAGCGCCGGTTGCTTCGCTCGACCCCAGCAGCAAACCGAGTTGCTCACGGTTGCCGCCGAGCGCATCGTCGAGCATGCGCAAAGTTCCTGACAAGCCCTGCTCAGCCATGGACTCGCGCAGATCCTCAGCCGACAGCCCCACCTCAGCAAGCAAGGTTTGGGTCTGCTTGCTCGGTGCTGCGAAGGCGCGGAACAGCGCGGTGACTTGGGTGATGGATTTGGCAGCGTTGCCGTTGGTGCGCGTGAGTAGCGCGACAGCGCCACCAACGTCTTGGAAACTTGCCTGCGCTGCTTGGGCAAACGGCAGCACGTCGCCCAAGGCGCCCGCGAATTGGGAGGTCTCAAAGTTACCTGCGCGAGCCGTGGCGACGATGATGTCGGTGGCCTCAGCAGCCGAAAGGACTTCTGAGCCGTAAGCGTTGAGGGCGCCGGCAACCGAGCGGGCAACGTCAGAGGTCGCGCCTAGGCCTGCGCTGCCAGCCTTGGCGGCAGCCTCAAGGGCCTCCATCGCTTCGGCGCCACGCAAGCCTGCCGACTGCACCACGAACATGGCATCAGCCAGCTGCGTCGGGGCCTGGGCCGTCTCACCCGCCAAGCCCAGGACGCTTTGCTTCATGGCATCGACTTCCTCAGCGCCGATGCCGACCAAGCCAACAATCTTGGTCATCGAGTCGTCAAAGTCCATTGAGGCCTTGGCGGCGGCGGCACCTACAGCAGCAAGCGGTGCAGTGACGGCAAGGGACATTTTCTTGCCCATGTCTTGCATCTTGTCGCTGGTGGACTTGCTTTGCTTGCGCAGCGACTCAAGGCCTTTGATGGCGTTGTTGATCTGCTTGTCGTCGTAGTCGCCATAGATGTGGACTCTGATGCCATCTTTAGCCATTAGAGTCCAACCGCCTTCCGAGCCTCCTGCAGCTCTTTCTCAATTTCCTTGCGAGCCTTGCGCTGGCCTGAGTAGTAGGCCGGGTACATCACTCGCGGTATCCGTCGAGTTCCGTACCGCCGGTTGATGTTTCTGTTGAAAGCGTTAGCGCCTGGATTCTTGGTACCGGCCAACTCAAAGATGGATGCGGCTGGATCTTTCTGCACCGCTTGGTATCCGAAGGCAACCGTGACGCCGCGGCGCCGAGCGCGAAAGACTGCTGGCTTTACTTTGGCCTTGGCCCGCGAAGCGCTGTAGGTCAGATTTCGCACATTCTCTGTGCGGTCTTGTTCCACCCACGAGTACGCCCAGCGTGACAGCGGTGGATCAGGGATGCTGTCAATTCGGCTTTGCGCTTCCTTGACGACGTAGCCAACGCCGCGCTTCATGCCCTTTTTGAGTTTCTTGGAAACTTCTTTGTCAAACTTTTCCAAGCGGTTGATGAAGGCTGAGATGTCTGAATCCATGTCAATGTCGTACTTGACCGGCATTACTTTTTCACCGCCTTCCGTTGCTCAGATGCTCGCCACCGCAGATACCGCAACATGGTTGCGATCATGCGCGGGCTTTCTGCCGTGACTGCTGACGGCGCCAGCCCGAACTCGTAAGCCAAGTGGACTATTGACCAGTGGGCTGACTGCTCTCCAAAGGGACGATGTCCTCCTCGTTGCCAACCGTCAGCTCAGCGACGTTCTCCAACCAAGGGTCAAAGTCTTTCTCGGTTACACCCTTGCGCTGCAGGCTGTGCCAAGCCAAGTAGCACATGTACTCAATGCGTGCGTCGTTGGCGAAGGCCTGAACGGGCTTGTCGTACTTGCGCTCAAAGGCGATGAAGTCGGGCATGGAAGCGACTGCCTCCACGCCCGACCCATCATCAAAGCCGACGTGCAGATTTATTTTCATCATGCGCAGGACTCCTTGTCAGGAATAGATGTTGTTAGGCCGTGGCCCGAGTGACAGTGCCCGACACAGGCCAGGTCACTGAGAGGGTTGCGAGATCGCCGACCGACGAGGCGAACGGCTGGTAAGCGTTCACCAAGCACTCAGCGGTGTAGGTCGGATTGGTCGCCGACACAGTGCCGCCGGTTGGCTTGATGACAACCGTGGCGATCGTGTTGAGCAGCGGGTAGAGAGTGTCATCAACGCTGGCGCTGCCAAAGTCTTGATGAAACTCTAGGGTCAGGCTGGCGCTCTTGAGGCCACCAACGCGGGTGCGCCACTCGCCACCAAAGGCTGTGGTCTCCACATCGTCAGACTCAATCGACAGATCGACAGAGGCCAGCGAGGTGCTGAAGTCATCACCATTGACGGTGATGTTGTAATCCGTGGCCACGAACTTGGACATCGGCTTTGTTCCTTTCTATTGTGCGTAGACAGTCACAACGAACTCAGCAGCCAAGTAAGTGATTTCACCCACCGGGACGCTGGAGTAGTTGCGCATTTCGAGGACGCGCAGGTCTTGCACTTCGCCGCCAAGTGACCTGTCGGCCTCAATGGCGGTCTTGATGCTGGTGGCACCCGTGGGGTTGCAGTAGCCGTCCAGCAAGTTTTGGGCGGTGCGCTCATCAACTCGGCCAACGATGACCAGCACCACGAACTCGTAGG